ACGATGTGGAGGACGAAGAGATTTTCGGACTGGACACCACCATCGACTGGAAGAACACCGACGACAACTCCTACGACGGAGAGAAGCTCCTCCTCCTCGTCCACGACGAGAGCGGAAAGTGGGTCAAGCCCAACAACATCCTCAACAACTGGCGAGTTACCAAGACGTGTTTGCGCTTGGGTAGCAAGATTATCGGTAAGTGCCTTATGGGCTCGACGTCGAACGCGCTTGCGAAGGGAGGCTCAAATTTCAAGAAGCTATACGAGGATTCCGACCCGCGTGTCCGCAACGCCAACGGCCAAACCAAGAGCGGCATGTACTGCCTCTTCATCCCGATGGAGTACAACATGGAGGGCTTCATCGACGAGTTCGGGCAGCTGGTATTCCATGCACCGGAGAAGCCGGTGATGGGTGTCGATGGGGAGAAGATTAAGAGCGGAGCGATAGACTACTGGGAGGCGGAGGTCGAGAGTATGAAGAGCGACCCTGACGCGCTCAATGAGTTCTACCGTCAGTTTCCGCGTACTGAGTCGCACGCTTTCCGGGACGAGAGTAAGCAGAGCCTATTCAATCTGACCAAAATTTACCAGCAGATTGATTACGCCGACAGCCTTGTCAAAGAGCAGTACCTCACCCGTGGGTCTTTCCAATGGGAGAACGGGATTCGCGATACCAAAGTGGTTTTCAGGCCGGATAAGCGAGGTAGGTTTAATGTGTCTTGGACGCCACCCAAGGGTATGCAAAACCGTTGGATTGACAAACGAGGAGTAAAGTACCCGGGCAATGAGCACATTGGTTCTTTTGGATGCGACTCATACGACATTAGTGGTACTGTGGGTGGTGGTGGTTCTAATGGTGCTCTGCATGGAATGACCAAGTTCCACATGGACGACGCGCCTACGAACGAGTTCTTCTTGGAGTATGTGGCTAGGCCGCAGACGGCAGAGATTTTCTTCGAGGAGGTTTTGATGGCCTGCGTTTTCTATGGCATGCCGATTCTCATTGAGAACAACAAGCCGCGCCTGCTATACCACTTCAAGAACCGGGGGTATCGTGGGTTCTGCATGAACAGGCCCGACAAGCATTTCAATAAGCTGAGTAAGACAGAGCGCGAGCTGGGCGGCATCCCCAATAGTTCTGAAGACGTTAAGCAGGCCCACGCCGCAGCCATCGAGAGCTACATCGAAAAGCACGTCGGCATCGATATGGAGGGCACGTTCCGCGACCCGGGCGAGATGGGCACCATGCCATTTGTGAGAACACTTGAGGACTGGGCCCGGTTTGACATTAGCAATCGTACTGCTTTTGATGCCACAATTAGCAGTGGCTTGGCTGTTATGGCCAATCAAAAACACCTCTATATGCCTGAGCAGAAGAAGAGTTCAATAAGCATTACCTTGCCGAGATATAACAACCGTGGTTATAGGAGCGAACTGAATGAAGGACGTTAAGGTCAATATCTCAAACTTTGGGTTCCCAAGTCAGTTTGTTTCTGATGCGGAGAAAGCGTCGGATGAGTATGGCCTTATGGTTGGCCAAGCCATTCAGTACGAGTGGTTCAAGAAGGACGGCAACCAGTGCCGGTTCTACAACCAGTGGCGCGACTTCAACCGCCTTCGGTTGTATGCCCGTGGCGAGCAGAACATCGGTAAGTATAAGAACGAGCTTGCTGTCGATGGGGACTTGTCCTACTTGAATCTGGATTGGACTCCGGTACCCATCCTTCCTAAGTTCGTTGACATCGTCGTCAACGGCATGTCCGAGCGCGGCTTCAAGGTCAAGGCGTACGCTCAGGACGCGCTGTCGCAATCCAAGCGCAGCAAGTATCAGGATATGATTGAGGGGCAGATGGTGGCCAAGCCTGTCCTCGAGCTTATCCAGCAGAAGACGGGCGTAGACCCGTTCACTATGGACCCGGCAGACTTGCCGAGTACCGACGAGGAGCTGAGCCTGTACATGCAGCTCAACTACAAGCCTGCCATCGAGATTGCTGAGGAGGAAGCCATCAACACCATCCTTGAGGAGAACCACTATACGGACATCCGCAAGCGCCTCGACTACGACCTGACGGTGCTGGGCATCAGCGTGGCCAAGCACGAGTTCTTGCCCGGCGCTGGCGTACAGCTTTCGTACGTCGACCCTGCCAATGTGGTGTACAGCTACACCGAGGACCCACAGTTCAAGGACTGCTTCTACTGGGGTGAGATTAAGACTTTGCCCATCACTGAGCTGATGAAGATTGACCCAAGCCTCACCAATGAGGACTTGGAGGAGATTAGCAAGTACAGCCAGAGTTGGTACGACTACTACAACGTGGCCCAGTTCTACGAGAACGACATGTTCTATCGCGACGTGGCTACGCTGATGTACTTCAACTATAAGACAACCAAGAAGATTGTCTATAAGAAGAAGAAGCTCGACGGCGACGGAGCCCGGATGATTGAAAAGGACGACCAGTTCAATCCGCCGGACGAGATGATGGAGGAGGGCAACTTCGAGAAAGTTGAGAAGACCATCGACGTTTGGTACGAGGGCATCATGGTTATGGGCACCAACATTCTGTTGAAGTGGGAGGTGGCGGAGAATATGGTCCGTCCGAAGTCTGCTTCTCAGCATGCGTTGCCCAACTATGTGGCTACGGCACCACGGATGTACAAGGGCGTCATCGAGTCTTTGGTCCGCCGCATGGTCCCGTTTGCGGACCTCATTCAGATTACGCACCTCAAGCTCCAGCAGGTCATCGCGAGGACGGTACCTGACGGCGTATACATTGACGCTGACGGCCTCAACGAGGTCGACCTTGGCACGGGTAGCGCATACAATCCCGAGGACGCTCTACGGCTCTATTTCCAAACCGGTAGTGTCATTGGACGCTCGTTCACTCAGGACGGAGAGTTCAACCACGGTAAGGTTCCCATTCAGGAGTTGTCTTCGAACAGCGGTGCTGCTAAGACGCAGATGCTGATTGGGAATATGAATCATTACCTGCAAATGATTCGTGACGTTACAGGTCTCAACGAGGCCCGTGACGGCAGCACCCCCGACCCGCACAGTTTGGTTGGTTTGCAGAAGCTGGCTGCGGCAAACAGCAATACGGCCACCCGCCATATTCTGGACGGAAGCCTGTATATGTTCCGGTCTTTGGCCGAGGCTTTGACGTACCGCGTCAGCGATATCCTTCAGTATGCTGACTTCAAGGAGGAGTTCGCCAACCAGATTGGCAAGTACAACGTCAGTATCCTCGGTGAGATTAACGACTTGTACATCTACGACTTCGGCATCTTCATCGAGGTCGCACCGGACGAGGAGCAGCGTGCGCAGCTCGAGGCCAATATTCAGATGGCTTTGAGCAAAGGTGACATCAACCTTGAGGACGCCATCGACATTCGTGAGCTAAAGAATATTAAGCTTGCGAACCAGTTGCTGAAGGTCAAGCGCATTGCCAAGCAGGAGCGCGAGGAGCAGATGGCCATGCAGCAGCAGGCTATGCAGCAGCAGGCCAATATGCAGTCACAGCAGTTGGCTGCGCAGACGGCCATGCAAAAGATTCAGGCTGAGTCGCAGGGCAAGATGCAGGTCAAGCAGGCCGAGATTGCATTTGAGATTGAGAAGATGCAGGCCGAGGCGCAGCTCAAGGCACAGCTTATGGAGCGCGAGTTCCAGTATCAGATGCAGATTGCTGGCATCCAAGAGCAGGGCTTGCAGGCCCGTGAGGACAAGCGCGAAGAAGCCAAGTCCAAGCGCATCAGCCAACAGAATACTGAGCAGAGTAAGTTGATTGACCAGCGGAAGAACAACTTGCCTCCAATGAATTTCGAGTCGAATGAAGACAGCTTGGACGGCTTCGACTTGGCAGAATTTAGTCCGAGATAAATAATATAATTTTACAGCGATGGAAATCAAAGTCCGTGAAGTGAGCGAGGTCGAACCGAAGTCTACCCAAGAGGTAGAGCAGGAGCTCCTTGCCAAGCATGAGGCAGAGCAGACTGGCGAGCAGCCTGTTCAGGAAGAAACTGTCGAAGAGCCAGCCGGGCTCTCCGAAGATGACGTGCGTTCCTTTTTGAGCGAGCGTTACGGTCGAGAGATTAGCTCGTTGGACGAGCTGAACGAGGTGAGGGAAACGGCACCCGAGCTGCCCGAGGACGTGGCGGCTTACTACAAGTTCAAGCAGGAGACGGGTCGCGGCTTGGAAGACTTTATGAAAGTCAACCGCAACCTTGACGAAGTCAACGGCGACGCCCTGCTGAAAGAATATCTCCTTCTCACTGAAGACGGCCTCGACTCTGAGGACGTGGACATGATGATGGAGGAGTACACATACGATGAAGACCTCGACGACGAGGCCGACATCAAGAAGGCCAAGTTGGCCAAAAAGAAAGCGATTGCTAAAGCGAAGAAATACTTCGAAGAGCAGAAGGAGAAGTATCAGGCCCCTCTTGAGTCAAGGGGTGCCGCGTCTCTGGAAGACTCCGAGGAGTACCAAGCGTACAAGCAATACGTTGAACAGGCGAAGACGTACCAAGAGGAACAGAAGCGCAGGAAAGAGTGGTTTGACGAGAAGACAAATGAGGTCTTCTCAGATGGATTCAAAGGTTTTGAGTTCAGCATCGACAACAAATCCTACGTGTACACTCCCGGTGACCGCACTGAATTGAAGAAGCTCCAACAGACTCCGGAGGCTTGGTTGAACAAGTATCTGGATGACAAGGGCCTCGTCAAGGACGCTGCGGGATACCATAAGTCTTTGGCTGTCGCCATGAATCCCGAGAAGTTTGCCCAGTTCTTCTATGAGCAGGGGCAAGCTAATGCCGTGGACGATGTCATGCGCAAGACGAAAAACATCAACATGTCTGAGCGTGCGGCACCGCAAACCACGACGAAGGGAGGATTGAAAATCCGTGCCGTCAACCAAGATTCAGGCCGAGGCTTGAAGATTAAGAGTCGGCGCACCACCTAACCCCTAGAAAACAGAAAACATGGCAGGTTCAGTACAAGCCACCCCGGGCTTTCAGCTCCAACCCAGTTCGGACCAAATCCCTTTGACCACGAACTACATCACTAACTTCGACTTCCTCAACCAGTATCTCCCCGATACTTACGAGAAGGAGTTCGAGCGTTACGGTAACCGCACCGTCTCGTCATTCCTCCGCATGGTGGGTGCAGAGATGCCGTCCAACTCAGACCTCATCAAGTGGGCTGAGCAGGGCCGTCTCCACACCAAATACACGCAGTTGGGAACGACCGCCGATGCTGGTGCCGACACCGCTACGTTCCAAGTCAACGACCAGCTTGGCACGGACAATTCCTTCCAAGGCGGCCATACGGCTAACAACATCGCCATCCGCGTTGGTCAAACTGTTATGCTCGACCAGAACAATGGTACGGGTAGCAACAAGGCTATCGTAACTGACGTCGACCTTGCTGAAAACACCTTTGACGTGGCTTTCTACGAGAGCGGCGGATACGCTGGTGTTGCTGGAAGCGTGGACGACGCTGCTGTTACGGTGTTCATCTACGGTTCTGAGTTCGCGAAGGGCACCAACGGCATGCAGGGTTCCCTCGAGGCTGACGACCAAATCTTCGAGACGAGCCCCATCATCCTGAAGGACAAGTACGCTGTCAACGGTAGCGACATGGCTCAGATTGGATGGATTGAGGTTACGACTGAGAACGGCGCAAGCGGATACTTGTGGTACCTGAAGTCTGAGCACGAGACCCGTCTCCGCTTTGACGACTACCTCGAGACCTCTATGCTGGAGGCCGTTCCTATGGAGAACAGCAACAACAACGCTGTTGCCAAGGGCACCGAGGGTATTTTCCATGCCATCGAGAATCGCGGCAACTTGTGGTCCGGCGGTATTCCGTCCACCCTTGCTGACTTCGACTCCATCATCTCTCGCTTGGACAAGCAGGGAGCCATTGAGGAGAACGTCATCTTTGTCGACCGCGACTTCGGTTTCGCCATCGACGATATGTTGGCTGCGCAGAACAGCTACGGAGCTGGCGGTACGAGCTACGGCTTGTTCGACAACGACGAGCAGATGGCCCTCAACCTTGGCTTCACGGGCTTCCGCCGTGGTTACGACTTCTACAAGTCTGACTGGAAGTACCTGAACGACCCAACGATGCGCGGGGGCTTGACCTCTGGTGGCATCAACGGTATGATGGTTCCTGCTGGCAGCACTACGGTCTACGACCAAGTGCTCGGCAAGAACGCCAAGCGTCCGTTCCTCCACGTCCGCTACCGCGCTAGTGAGACTGAGGACCGTCGTTACAAGACTTGGATTACGGGTTCTGCTGGCGGCGCTATGACCAGCGACCTCGACGCCATGGAAGTCAACTTCCTCTCTGAGCGTGCTGTTTGCACCATGGGAGCGAACAACTTCTTCCTCTTCCAAGACTGATTGTGAATCGGGTATGGGGGCCGCAAAGGGCGGTCCCCCTATCCACCCTTAAATACATTATTATGGAAAACAAGACGTATCGCTTAAAGCGAAACAGCACCCCTATTTCATTTATGATTCCCGGTCGTGGGAGTCAGCGTTCCCCACTCTTGTATTGGGACGAGGAGCGCGGCGAGAACCGCCCCTTGCGTTACGCCCGCAACCAGAAGAGTCCTTTCGAGGACGAGCAGGACGGCAACGCTATTGTCGAGCCTATTATTTTTGAGGACGGTTTCCTTCACGTCCCGAAGAGCAATCCTGTTTTGCAGCAATTCCTCCACTACCACCCTATGAACGGGATTAAGTATGAGGAAGTCAACGACGAGCGCGACGCTGGTGAGCAGCTTGAGCAGATGAACCTTGAGGTCGACGCTTTGGTTGAGTGCAAGAATATGAGCGTGGAAGCTTTGGAGCACGTTGCTCGGGTCCTTATGGGCATCGACCCCTCCCGTGTCACTACATCTGAGCTTCGCCGTGACATGTTGATTCATGCGCGTCGCGACCCGGCATACTTCCTTCGTGTTGCCAACGACCCAGACTTGAAGTTGCAGTCTAAGATTCAGAAGTTCTTCGACGAAAACCTGTTGTCTTTCCGCCGCAACAAGACTGAGATTTGGTTCAACGGGCCTACGAATAAAAAGAAGTTGGTCACGGTTCCTTTCGGTGAAGACCCTGTGGCTTTGGCCACTTCTTACTTGCTTAGCGAGGAAGGCTTGGACCACCTCCGTGCTCTCGAGTCTTTAATTTCAGAGTAGTACATTTGAGTCATGGCAAGATTCATTTCTTACACAGTCGTAATCGAGAACGATGATGGGGACTACATCCCATCACCTCAATACGTCAATGTAGACGCTATTCAGGTCAAAGCTTCTGGTGGACCTGTGATTGACGAAACCGTCGCTTACGCTGTCAAGGATGGTGGAGTTTTATCGTTCGAAGCGTACGACAACACCGAAGATGAGAACGACGTTCCTTTCGACCTTGTCGCGAAGTACGTTTCTGAATCACTCGATGCGTATAGCAGCGTTTCCGGACCGGTCAACGACGCGATTCCTGTTCCGGTCAATCTGTATGTTATTTACCCTGAATTCAATTTCTGATGTCACATAAGTTCATAGGCCCGCTGACCTCCGATTTAAGTCTTTTCGAGGGGGAAATGACTCTGGAAAAGTGGTACATCAACCTTGACGATATCCTTATGTTCGACACGGAAGATTTGGCACTCTACACCCCTACTCCGCGTAATACTGATAACGCGCAATACCTTGTTATTGTATACGTGCTCGATGATGAAGGGGAGCCAATTGAACCCAATAATTATTACTTGGCTTCCAATACTATGGTGAATCGGTTGATTGCTGACGCAGCTACTTCAAAGGAAGTTTTTACCACGCCTGACATCCGTCCTTTTGAAGGGGTTTTCGTTACTGACCAATCTCTCTGATGAAAAGAATTTCTATCCCCCGGTACGACGTTCTCCAGAACGTGGAGAGCAACATGACTGTCAACCGTCAGACGTGGAACGACTTCGATACTGAAAGTTTCGTTTTGACTGCTAACAACGCAGAGTTTGTGAGCGACGGTGTTGAGGTTGGCGACGTGGTGTTCAACTCTAGCGATTCTAGCCTTTGGGCTACTGTTGTTTCTGTTGACTCTGAGACTCAGCTCACCCTCGACGGCGGCTTTGTCACCCACGCTGTTGGTGCTCCACAGACCCGACTTAGTCGGGTGTCTATCGCTCCGGCAGACACTGCTTTCAAGGTTGTTACCGAAGACGGTGATACGGCAAATTTTTGGTGGGCCAACTACAAGACGGTGTACAAAGTCCAAAACGCCACGGCGGATGGATACAAGACTGCTTTCAATCGCGCTCTGGCTGGCATCGTAGACATCTCCCTTGTAAAGGAGGGAGGCGATGAAGTGACGGGCGCTGAGATTACTCTTGACAAGCCCGTGAATACCAACGAACCCCTTTGGATTTACCC